AAATTAAGGCTATAAAAAAATATGTCGATAATGATAAACTTTGATTAAACTGAATTTTACTTAAAGTATCTATAAATTGTTCTATTGTCATGATTTATCCATTTATTTCACAATGTGGCACTTCAACCCATTGTACATGGTTTTCTGTATAAATTTTGGTTGACTCTGCATCACTGTGAGCCATTCGAGCTTGTGGATCAAAACCACGTTGTTTAAACATAAAGGCCGCCAATGCTCTTATTTCATGAAAGGTTGGTCTTTCATCTAAAGGCAAATGACTAGCAACGCCCACTCGATCACGCAATGCTGAAAATGCACGGCTAAGGTAATCAGGTGCAACTTGTGTTGGATGATTCACTTCTTTACTCACCTTATTTGGAATACGAGTAGGTAGTCTATGCACAATATAAGGGCTTGCCACATTGTCACGGCTATTATCGATAATATCCTTAAGTGCTTTGCCTATGGGGATCGCAATATGAGATGCCTCTTTATGTTGCACTTTTTGTCTGTGAATATAAATCATCCCGTATATTCCATTTAAGGGTTCTTCATACCATAAACACCCACAGATGCCTTCTTTGGGGGCTTTGATATTGTATTTTATGCGTGATACTTCAAGCCTTGCTTGTGTTGTTTGTAATGCCAGATCCATTGCTGTTCTTAACCAAGGTTCTGCGGACGCTCTAATTTTAAGAAAATCATCATAAGATAATCTTCTACGTTTTTTCCCATCGACTCTTTTCATTTTCTTACGTTCAGCTGGGTTATCAAACATAAGAGATTCATCCATTGCGTAACTAAAAATTTTCTTTAGAAAGCTTACCTTACGATTTTGTACATTAGCAGAAGCATCGGCATGATATTCATTAATATAGCCATTTACATGTTCCAGTGAGATTTCATTTGCGGGGATATCTTTAAAAAAGATCTTAATTCTCTCTAAGTCATTAACCCAGTTACTAAGTGTACTGTCTGATGGTTTCTCATCATTAGTGATCCGCAAAAATAACTTATCTAAATGTTCTGAGAGAGGGAGTGCCTCTCCATATTGCCCTCCCGAGTCAATAATTAATGAGTTAACAGAAACGCATTTTTCTGGTCGCATAATATTGTTGTATTCTCTGGCTATTGCGATAGCTTTTGCTTTATCTGCACCAATGCATTTTCTTAAACCATTAGTTAATGTAAGGCGATATTGTTTAACTGATTTATCAAAATAAAGAAAGTCAGGTAGATGCCTAAATTCCTTTCTTCTCGGTCTACTGGCCATATCACGAAGCCCTTATTAACTCATCGACACATGAAGAAATAACGGACTCGATACCCCAACGTTCGGATGAATATACCCAAACAGAACAATCAACGATTTTGCCTTTTAATAAACCTGTTTCTACCCATTTTCTTATGGTTCTATTATCTGGAATAGAACCTACTTCAAATTCTCGTTTAGCCCACGCACTAGCTTTCATCAGTTTTCCGCTCATTTTGGTCTTGCCTCATTATCAATAAAATAAGTCGGTCTGCTGTATCACAGGAGTGTTTGATTTCAGCGTCAGTGCATGGTCTATTTCTTACACTGAACGCTAACCGACCTAATTTAATATCAAAACTTGTTAATACTTGGTTCCCTGGTTTCCAAGGTGTTAATAATTTCATGGTGGTCACCCATTGGTCTTGAATAAACCACCATGCTAATAACAACGAAAAGTAAAAACTGATTATGCTTAATCAACTTTTTACTTGAATAATTCCCTCTACTGGATAGTACTCTGCAATTTTTCCTTTGGTCGCGAGTACCTCTTTATCAATTAAACAATTTTGTTCATCAGGATAAATGTAGCCATAGGGTTCGAACTGACAATTTACCGAACTACATATCAAAAGAAATAAACCAAACATTATTGTTCACTCCTCTGTTGCTCAGCGGGAGAGGGTTGAAGTTCAATTTTGACGTGCGCTGGAAAATCGTATGAAACATGGCAACGTCTATCTGTTGAAACAAAGCCATGTGTGCCATCAGGTAATGTGATCTTTACGGCTTGATCTTTTTGTTGGGAGTGTCTTAGCATTGGTCTTGCCTCTTTGTGACATGTCACTTAATGAATAATAGCTGTATTTATAGGGTGTCCCAGTTGTAGCAATAACGCTTTTTGCATTGATGAAAGTGCTTGCTGTTCTTGCTCTGTGACATTTTTTGTTGATGCTGTAGACCATTCGATACTGCATTTATTGGTTGCTTCATCATGGGTAATAACAACTTCTAACTTCATGGCCATAACGTTTATCTCCTGATAATGCGCCCAAGAAAGGGCGCTATTATGAATTAACGAACCATTAATGAACGTTCACCAACTTCAAGATGTGCTCCGGGAATTTCAATACCATTTTCAAGCGCTTCTTTGATTCCTTTTTTATCGGGCGCTGTGATGGTTTTAACATCAACCAACTCATCTGGTAGTAGTGCTTCATTATCAATAATTACTGAAACACTACCTTTTCGTGCTGTGAATGTATTTTTTGTTGTTTTTACCGTATCTAATCCTGAAGCCAATAAGCAATTAAGAGCATATTTCTTTAGGTTTTTAGCTTGGTTTTCGAATGATTTTTTACGATCAGATAAACGTTTAGATTCTTCATCCAGTGTTTTAGCTTGACCTTCGATATTGCGAACGTGGTGCATAATTGCATCCAATTTATCACCTAACTCGCCCTCGATACCTGCCAATGTATCTGCGATATCTTCAGCAGTGAATTCTCCTGTTTCAACGAGTTGCTGTAATTTTTCATAATTGGTCGCCAGTGCGATAGCATTAGTTTTGGTCATTAGATTGCCTCTTCTTTCTGTTTCAGTTTGTCTAAACACTCTTTTTCGATTTGGTTTAGTCGACGTAAACGGCCGGACAAATACTTCTCGTAATCTTCGTCACGACGTCCTTGAGCTGATTTAATATGTGCAGAAATTTCGCGCGTTAATGTCGATGCAATACCTCGTAATTCATTTGCTGTAACAGCACTACGCATCACTTCTGTATGTTTAGTAAATTTCTCGTCTAATTCTTTGCGAATACGTGTGATATCTTCCGCTTTTTCACTGGCATTTTTGATTTCAAACTCAAGCTTATTGCTTACTATATATTCAGGGTTATCATGCATACCCATAAAAACATCAGAGCTAAAGCCAAGCATTGATAGGGCTTTTTTGATGGCATCAGTGAGTGATTTTTTAATAACTTCACCGTCAACCTTAATGCCATAGTTAGTTTGATAGCGGTATGGTGTTGCACCATAACTTTCAAACTCACCGCGGGTTTCACATTCGATGATGTACCAAAAACGGATCTTAATTGAGTGATTTTGTTCGCAGAATAACGAGCCATCAGCATCACGTAAAAAACGGGTTGCGACTTGTTTATTACGTTCATCAAGGACAGGTTCTAAAAGAGGCTTTCCATCAATAAATTTTTCTTCAAGGACTTCATATCCCCAACCTTCACCAATAGGACCGAATATTTCAGTTGCACGCATAAACATGTAAGTGCTGTTTATACTGGTTCCCGTAAATCCCACGCCTTCTAATGGCTTAGTAAAGCGCGGGTCTGTACGTTGTACTTGTTTCCAAATACTTAGGTTATTAGCGTCACTCGCGTTAAGAACTTCATCAATAACACTGGCACGTTGCTCAAAATTATCTTGTTGTGCTGATGGTGTTTCGGGTTCTTTAGGCTCTACAGTTTGTTCAACCACCGGAGAACTTTCTGTTTTAGGGGCTACTTCTTGCTTTTTACGTGAACGTTTAGGCTTAGTTTCCTTTTCAACGGTACTTTTGCTAGATACCGAAGGGGTATTATCCAATTGGTTAGAGGTGATACTTTCTTCTTTTTCAGCGTTGCCAGTAGGTTTGTTAATACCTAAATGACGGTCAATAAATTCTTTTCGCGCATTGGGATTATCTAATAACTCAGGCTGTTTTTTACTTTCAGCTATTAACGAGAAAATCTTTTCACGTGGTATATCCAAGATGCCAGCTGTTGTGCGTAAATCCATTGACCAGCGTTTCCATGCTTTATTATCGTCATCTATCAGTTCTTTGGCTTTTTTTACTTGAGATGCGAGGACATTATTAGGATCAAAGTCATCTAACAGTGCTAAGGCAATTTCGGTATCTATGGTTGAATAGTTACGTTTGATAGAAGATGTTTCTTCTTGTTGTTGTTCTGGTTCTTCGGTTAGCCAGCTTTCACCTAATGATTTAGCTTCTTCAACGGTGACATCTTCATTAGCAAACTCATAGATAGCCTGTGCTATTTCCATTGTTTGCTCAGCATCCATCAAAGAAAGTTTTGTTATTTCAGCTAGGCCTGTAGCGATATTACGAATTTTGGGATCTTCTTTTCCTGCCAAATATTCCAGAGCAGTTGAAAACTCATTGTTAGTTATTTGAGTCTTTCCAAATAAAAGTAAACACGCAATTCTGGGCTTCGTTCCTAGTTTTTTGAAATTCTTATATTCAATAGGTTTCCATTGAGTTCCATCAAACTCATTTTCAACAGCAAATTTCTCATCGAATATATCTAAAGTAGGGCAAACAGAGCCGTCAAGGTGTTCGCTAATTAACGGAACATCAGTGTTAAAGTTATCCATAGCTTCTGGATATGCTTCAGATAATTTTACTACTGCAGTCGCTGTTGCAAGTTTTGCATTAGCAGTGTTTAACGCTATTGCTAATGGTACAGCACCGTTGTTTGTACGAGCCTCGGTCGTAGGCTCAAATACACAGATAAAAGTTTTCATTGGTCTTGCCTCTTAATTTCCTGATTTTGCTAGTTTAATAGCTCGCTTAATGCCCGCTTTTTTGATAATTACACGCTTATATTTCCCATCAATGGGATTAGAGTAAGCCGTACCTGTTGAAGGGTAATATTCAACTCGTCTCTTACCTCCAATGATAGAAATATGTTGAGTTCCAGAAACTATCTCACTGTTATTTTCATGTTCAATAACAGATAGTTCAGCATCTAATACAGCATCAATTGCTAGATTAATTGCATCCATAATGTTCACCATCAGTAAGGAATTTCTTCATCTTCTTTAGCTATTGGTTTGCCTTCCAAGCAGAGAAGCATTTGGATCTGGTCTTCTAACAAACTTGTTTTTACTTGGGCATCAGCTAGGATTTTTTCTTGCTCATTACGTAGAAAATCAATTTCAGCGTGAATGAGATCAGTTTGAGTAGGCTCTTTAAAAGGAACATCAACAGTGTGTTCAGCAATAACAAAACCTAGTCCAGCATTGGGATCGGCTTTAAATGCGTAGGCGTTATATTGGTAAGAACCATCGAACTGTTTTTGAGCATGAATATAGAGTGTGACTGTTAGGCTTTCAGGTTGTGCTTTCATAGCAACTCCTTTAAAATAACGGTGATCAGTGATTTATCATTGGTCTTGCCTCTTCTAGCGTTTGGTCGCGCTAGTAGAACTCCCGATAGCTTTGGTCGGCAATTCGGGGTAAAGGAACCCACTTCGGTGGGTTTTTTTACGTCTAAAATTTGTTGCCCGTCTTTCCGAGCTGTCAGGTCTGCCTTGTAGCTTTGGTCGGTAACTAATTAAATTCCCTGGTATTGCTAAAAAACTTGCCGTTATGCCGTGGTAATTATTACAGGTCGCGATGAGAGCTGTGGTTCTCCTCCGACATAACAGCAAAACTAAATCTGAACACTTACCTAAACACTTGCTGTGTTGTTTTTGTTGTTAGTAAATCTACAAGTTAAAATTGAATATTGCAAGTCTAATTTACAAATAATTCTTGTAATTATGTGCGTGAAAAATTACAAGAGCTATTAAGCCCCTGTAATTTAATTTGAATTTTATGAAAGGATTTTAAGCGTAACGCTTGTATGTTCTAGATTGACTGAGGAGGACTTTACCAAAAATGAAGAACTGTTCTTCGTCTTCGGGAGCGATATCCCAATCTCGATAGTTGGGGTTATCAGAGATAACGGTTAATTTATTTTTTATCATTTGTAGTCTTTTAATGTGCAATGTTTGACCAAAAATGAAAACATAAATGCCATCACCATCAAAATAATCTATATGAATATCTATGAAAATTTGGTCTCCTGGTTCAATAGTATTTTGCATACTATCACCAACAACGGTGATCATTTTTATATTAGAACTGGGTCTGTTGCCAAATAAACGGAGTGCTTCATCAGATGTATATTCAATAGCTCTAATTGTTTCAATAAATTCACTTTTATTAATGATACCAGGGCCGGCACTGGCTTCTATATCCAGTAACTCCACAAGATAAGAATCATTTTTACGTACAATAGGTTTATCCATTTCTTCAGTAGAAACATCACTCATAAAAAACCAATGTTCTGGATATCCAGATATCTTAGATAATGCGGTTAAATTATTACCTCTAGGTGCTGTTTTCCCGCTTACCCAAAATTGCACAGATTGAGGGCTAATACCAAGCCTACGAGCTAATTCTGACTGAGACCAGTTTCGCTCGGTTAGTATTTGGCTTATACGTGTAGCTGATACTTCATTCGGATTCTTTTTCATAGAAATTATACTACAAGCTTTCCTTGTAATGATCACTTCAAGAAAAACTTGATATTTTTATGCGTTTGATTGTAAGATTAACTTGTAAACCCAAAAGGAGAGAACAATGACACCTTGTATAAAAAACAAAATTATTAATTTAGCGAATCAATCAGAGATTGCTAGACGCTTAAACACCAAACCTCAAACCGTGCATCTATGGTTTAAAAACGGTGTTCCTGCTCCAAAAGTTTTAAGCCTATGTGAATGTTTAGATTGGCAAGTGACACCTCATGAAATTGCACCAGATATTTATCCAAATCAGTTTGATGGACTTCCTAAATCATCAACAGTATTACAGGTATCAAATTAAAAAACTGATTATGCATAATCAATTTTTCTAGCGACAGGAGACGCAAAAATGAATTTTGATATCAACATTATCAGAGCTGAAATTGAGGACTGGGCTGTAGAACAAGGGCAAGAACATGTTGCTATTGAGATTAGCCGAGCTTACTTACGATTAGTGATTAATCAAGAACATGGTCGATTACATGCCATTGAGGATCAAACGGGTAAGGCAGACTGGAAAGCAATAAACAATAACCGGCAACAGATATTCCGTTGGTTACGTGGTGATTCTCGCGCATCTCAAAGAAAAATTGCTGAGTTAATGCCAGCGATTGAAATGGCTCTACCAGCTTCGAGGTTAGCTCGAGTACGTGGAGACACCAAAAACTATTTAGCAACTGTAGCCATTCAGCGTTTTGCTGATGCTATGACTGAAATCTTATTAGAGGGTCGTGACATGTCACACCAAATAAACAATGTAGTACGCGCACTAAATGAGATATCACGCCCGACCAGCGTGCATTAATTCAAGAGGCAAGACCAATGATTAGATCAACTGAAAAAATCACATACCGCAATGGGTTTATGCTGAATGATAAACCTGCTCATATCTCAGATATCCAACATATTTTTGATGGTAGACGCGTTATTGCGTTGTTAATTTGGGAGCAGTATGAGCGAGAAAAACAAAAATTACTGTCAAAAAATTTAACCCCTGAGCAGTACCAAAATGCTTGCCGTAATATAGCTAAAGCACTGGGGGTGTGAAATGAGTAATAAATTAACCGGCTATGTGTGGGATGCATGTGCTGTTTCAGGTGTTAAGGGGACCAAGTTAATGATCATGGTACGCCTAGCCGATTATTCGAGCGATGAAGGGGTTGCTTATCCCAGTGTTGAAACCATCAGTCGTCAAATTGGTGCGGGAATTAGCACAATTCGCAATGCATGTAATGAACTTGAGCGTGATGGTTGGTTAGTTAAAAAGCAACGTAGAAATGGCAATCGTAATGCTTCAAATTTATATTTTTTAAATGTCGATAAATTGGAAAAAATCGCATTAGAAGAGAACGCCAAATTAAGAAAACAACGTGAAAAACTATCAAATTTTCACCGTCCAGATTCTGACCGTACAGAAAACAGTAAAAATGTACGTTTTGACCCTCCAGAATCTGGCGTTCAAGGTGGTTTTCACCCTCCAGAATCTGGAGGCGATCCACAAGTAAATTCAAAACATGATCCACAAGTAAATTCAAAACATGATCCACAAGAATTACTCGAGGGGAAAAAATCGAAAAATAAATTCGATCCGAAATTGGCTAAACCGTCAAATGTGAGTGATGAGGTTTGGCAGGATTGGATTAACTTCAGGAAAGAAATTAAAAAACCGCTGACAGAAACCATGTGCAAGCAACAAGCAAAAAAATTATCGCTTTGCACCGATGCCAACGCTGTGATTTGTAATTCAATTGCCAACGGTTGGCAGGGGCTATTTCCTGAAAGATCCGTAGTACAAACTCAAAAAGTAAATTCTCATACTGGGTTTAGCGAAAAAGATTACCAGTCTCAAGATCCTCATTGGTTCGTGGGAGGTGGAAATGTCTGAACAAAATTTATTAACTGCGGTGAATATTCCCCCTCGCTTTGCTAATGCGACATTTGAATCATTTGTCGCCTCAACACCGACAGCAAAACATAATTTAAAAATTTGTCAGCAGTACGTCGAAACTTGGAGCGACCGAAAAAACGCAGGAGAGGGGCTTGTACTGTGTGGAACACCCGGAACTGGTAAAACACACCTTGCAGTATCAATCGCCCGTCAGATTGCCGGAGAATTGCAAGAAACGGTATTCATTACCACAGCCTCACGTATCATTCGCGCTTTTCGAAGAACATGGGCTGGAAATTCAGAATTCAGTGAACTTGATGTACTTGAAAAATATTGCACACCTGATTTGTTAATTATTGATGAAATTGGTGTTCAGTATGGCACTGATTCTGAACGTAATATCTTGTTTGAGGTGATTAATGATCGCTACGAAGATTTGCTACCTACAATTTTGATAAGCAACTTGCCCGTTGTTGATCTACAAGAAATGCTTGGTGAACGAGCCGTGGACAGATTATTACAGGGGGGAACAGTATTAACGTTTAACTGGCCAACATATCGTAGAGGTAATCATCATGCATGAGAAAGAATTAGAACATGCGGTGATTAGTGGTTTGTTAGCTGGTGGTGCTAGTCAAGATGCATATGAGGTATTAGCCACATTACCTGAAGAAGCCTTTAGTTCTAGATATTTTCGTAATGTCTACAAAGAAATTAAAAAACAAGCGCTAGCAAGTTCTTTAATAGATCCCTTTTTTATTGCTGATGCGCTAGGTGAAAAAGGCGATTTAGCAAATTTACTTGAGCTATCTAAAACACCTATTTGGACAGCAAATTTAAAAGGCTATGCCTCAAAAGTTTATAGTTATTATCGTGTTAGAGAAGTAATTCAATTAATTTCCAAGTATCAAAATGATATTACTACTGCAAATAATCATGAACAAGCTGAAGAATTTATTCATCAATTTGCAACCCAAATTGGCCAGCTGACAATTGGTAATCAGAACCTACTTCCTGTGCATTTAAATACACTACTTGAAGGATATGTAGATGTTTTAGAACGCAGAAACAAAGGGGAAGATGCTGTTGGGATGATAAAAAGTGGTATTGAAGCTTTAGATGACAAAATTGGAGGCTTTAATCCAACAGACTTAGTTTTTATTGGCGGTCGTCCGGGGATGGGAAAAACAGAGCTTGCACTAACGATGACTGAGGGAATGACCAGAGATGGAGGCGGTGCATTATTTTTCTCGATGGAAATGTCCAATCAGCAAATTACTGAGCGTCTAGTTGCAGGTTCTGCTCAACTACCAATATCAACATTGAGGCATCGTGGGCGATTGGATGATGAAGGATGGGGGCGTTTAAGTTCAGCACTAGGCCATTTAATGGATAGAGATATTCATATCATCGATGCGAGTAATCTAACTATTGAACAAATATGTGCAATCAGTGAAAACCACAAACGTAAATATCCAAATTTGAAAGGAATTTTTGTTGATTATTTAGGGTTAATTAAAAAACCTAAAGCAGAACGTAATGATTTAGCAATTGCGAAAATATCTGCATCTTTAAAAGGATTAGCAAAGAGGTTACACACGCCAACTATTGCGTTAAGCCAGCTATCTCGTGATGTTGATAAAAGACCTATTAATCAACGCCGTCCTGTTTCTGCTGATTTACGCGATTCTGGTAGCTTAGAGCAAGACGCTGACTTAATTTTATTTACCTATAGGGAGGCCGTATATAACCCCAATAGCCCTGCGAAAAATTATGCCGAGATCATTATTGATAAATTTAGACACGGAGAAACCGGCACAGTCTATCAAGAATTTAAGAATGGCCACTATCTGCCTACCGACCAAATTACAGCGTCAGAAGTGTCCAAAATGCAACAACAATCACAGCAAAACGATAAAAGACGTCGTTACGCAGAAAAAGCATTTTAGTTAAAACAGAGGCAAGACCATGACAATTAAAGACTCTCTTACTCACGAATCTCTCGTTCGTGATAATCACCCTATATTACCCGACGATGGGTTAGACCATACACAGTGTCATATTGATCGCCTCCATGCATCAGCAAGAGCGAGAACAAAAGCACCTTATCAACCTAAGGTTAAACCACAAAAATCGACGAGGTAATTATGTCTAGGCGTTCTTATTTGCTTGATGATTTACCTCACAATCGAGCTTTGTGGCCAGAAGAATATCGCGAGTTAGAACAACTTGATTTATTAGCTAGTCGATTAATTAGACAGCTTAAAAAAATACATAGAACGCGAGTGTTGGTGGAAATTGAAAAGTTGACTGAGGTACATCGGGAGTTTTTTAGAGATAGGTTGAATTATTGGCATGGGGCGTTGTAAGAAGTGTAATGAATAACTATTAGTATAGTAGCTGAATGTTGTCTCAGTGGCAGAGCTGAATGTTGGGTTACACAAGGAGAGCATGAATTAAAATTAGAAATCATAA